AACTAAAAAAGATAAAGAAGAACCTGTTGACTCAACACTGCAAATGGTTGTTGATGATTTTAAAGCATCGTGGGACTACACATCAAGTTCTTGGCATTCGCGCTGGGAGGATAACTACAAACTTTATAATAACAACCGAGTAAAGATAGGCTATAAAGGTATTACTAACACTTTTGTGCCTATGGTTTATTCTACCGTTGAAACTATGACGGCTGCCTTATTTGGATCAAAGCCAAAGGTTTCATATATTGCACCTAAAGACCGCCAAGACCAAAAGACTGATATATTAAACAACTTGCTAGATTACTATTGGGATATTGACCAGTGGTCATTAAAAACAATCAACACCGGACGTGGCATGTTTAATTTAGGAACATCAGTTGACTATTTTATGTGGGATATTGACCACCCTGTAATGATTAACGTACCGATAAGAGACTTCTTTATTGATCCACTATCTAACGGGCTAGACGGCGCTAGGTACTGCGGACGACGCTATTTATCTACTATTGAGCAGCTTGAAGAGTTTGAAATTGTTGATCCTGAAGACAAGAGCGAAGAGCCTAAGATGATTAAAAGGTTTAAAAACCTCGACAAGATAAACGCTGGTACGACAAGTGATTCAGAAAAAACTGACAAGGAAGAAAAAGATTATTTATATGGCTCTACCCTACAAAACCCAAAAGAAAAACAAGTTGAAGTCATTGAGTACTGGACACCTACTAGAACAATTACCGTAGTAAATAGAGAGATAGTTGCTGAAGATGTAGAAAACTGGTTCTTACAACGAGCCAAAAGTTTAGGAATGAAAGTAACTAAAGGCCTAATGCCATTTGCTGACGCAAGATGTATTATTGACCCATCACTATTTTATGCTAAGGGTATAACCGACTTTATAGCCGATCAGCAAGAACTATTAAATGACATCACAAACCAAAATATAGACTCGATTACGTTTATTCTAAATCAGATGTATACGATTGATCCAAAATATGCTGATATGATTAAAGAAATTGAAAATATTCCCGGTGCTGTCTATCCATTTGAAGCCGGTGCATTGCAGCCTATCAACCAGCGCCCGATACCATCTGACGCGTTTAATGAGCGTATGAACATCAAGAACGAGATTCGTGAAACTACTGCATCAAATGAAACTATCAAGGGAGTTGGCCAGACGGGATCAACCACGGCTACAGATATTCAGGCACAAATGGCTGGTTCAGCTAACCGAATTAATATGTATATCACTGGTATTGAGAATGGATATTTCCATCGCGTTGCTCAAATAGTATTTGAGATGATCAGGTTATATGTTACCGAACCGGCAATGGTTAGGATCATAGGCAAAGATGGCGTTCGTTGGGAGCTATTTGACCCGGAGGAATTCAGAGAGGGAACATATGAGCCACGAGTCCAACTTGAGACGTCTGTCGAGAACGACAAGCTAAAAAAAGCAAATGTTGGTAAAGAATTATTAGGCGCATTCTTAAATGACCCAGAGATTAACCAAATAGCTCTAAAAAAGAAAGTCTTACAGTATTCATTTGAGCTTGACCCAGATGAAGTTGATGAATTAGTACAAAAACAACCAACTCAGCAAGCGGCTGTATTACCTGGAGCGTCGGGCGAAATGCCAATGGAGTCGCAAGTACCAATAATATAATGAAGGGCTAAAATGGATTTCAAAAGATATCAGGAACGTTGGAATATATTTTTATCATCTGAAGCTGGCGAACAATTTGTCAAACAGCTTGAGGTTATGATAGAGTTGCACCATGAGGCAGCTGAAAAAACCCCAGAAGATTCATATCATATGATGAAAGCTGGCGGCGTAAGGGAAGTCTTGAACATGATTAACACAATTAAATCATCTAACCAAAGGGGTGCCGGTGAATAATAACATTTTAATGTCTATAAAGACACCTGCCCTGTGTTACAGACACACTGACATCCCTTTGGGCAGAGGATATTAACAAAATAAAGGAGTAATATGGAAGAAACAACCACTACTGTAGACGCCACCGTAGATACTGGCGCTCAAGAAGCACTACCAGCACAAGTAGAAAATACAGCGGATGCAACAACCACTACGACTGACTCACCAGCAGAAGGCGCTTCGGCACTACCTGAAGTTGACGAGAAGTTACAGAGCTTTGCAAAAGGTCAAGGCATAGACGATATTAGTGAACTTTCCGAAAGGGAACTTAAACTACTTAAAGTTGCGCGAGACAATCAAGCAGAGTTCCAGCGAAAAAGCCAAAAGGCAAGCGAACTTGAAAAGACATTTTCACAAGTGTCGGATCAAATCGCAGAACAAACAGCACAGCAAACCGGTGTCGACCCAACAGTCTTAAAACGACTACAGGCGCTCGAAGTGAACAAGGCAGTCTCAGATTTCTTTGGATCACACCCGGAAGCAAGGCAATATGAACAGGATATGGTTAAGGTTTATCAACAGAAGCCATATCTAGGAGTAGATTTAGAGGCCTTGTATGCTACGACGTTAGTTCAAGCCGGTGGCATGGACGCTGTAAAGTCCCAGGGTAAGAAAGAAGCTCTTTCAAACCTAGCCCATAAACAACAAGCAACCGCCCCGACAGGAAATGCAACCACACAAAGCTCACCTAAAGAGAAACCGTTCAATGAACTATCTCTCAAAGAAATGGAAGCTAAACTTGGTTTTGTACGAATGTAGGGCATAACATATAAGGATTTAATATGACAACTCAAGTAACAACTGGCCTTACACAGGAAATGGCAACATATTACGAGAAAGTTTTCCTTGCTCGTGCTGAATATGAATACATTTACTCACAAGGCGCACAAATGCGCACACAACCATCAAATGAGGGTAAGACTGTAGTCTTTACTCGTCACACCCCATTAGCAACAGCTACTACGGCTCTAACTGAGGGTGTAAACCCAGCAGAGGTAAGCCTAACAGCTGCTAACGTAAGCGCAACGCTTGCTGAATACGGTAACACCGTTAAGATCTCACGCTTCTTGAGCCTAACATCTATCGATGCTGGCAACAAAGAAAAGATTGAAGTAGTCGGCCAGAACATGGGCGAAACGATTGACGAATTAACACGAAACGAACTATTTACTGGTGCTACGGCTCAATTAGCTGGTGGAAAATCAGCTTTGACCGATGTAGCAGTAACTGATGTTTTAAGTGTTGCTGAACTTCGCAAAGCTGTACGAACACTAAAACTAAACAAAGCTCGCCGATACCAGGATAAAATTGCTCCTTGGATGGGCAAACTTGGTCCAAACACAAGCTACGACCTAACATCTGATAGCACATTCATCAACGCTGACATTTATGACAACGGTGCTGAAAAACTATATAACGGTGAATTAGGTAAGATTCTTGGCGTCCGATTAATTGAGAGTGCAAACCAATATGAATCTGTTGATGCTGGTGCTTCGAGCGCTGACATTTTCAGCAACTTCATTCACGGTGCTGACGCTTTCGGTTGTATCGACTTAGCTGGTGATAAACCGCAGGTTTACATCATTGACCACACGAAGATTGACTCAGGCAACCCAACAGGTCGCTTCTCAACCATCGCTTGGGCAACAAGCTATGTAGCTAAGACCTTAAACGCAGGCTGGTTAATAAATATTAAGACTGGGGCCACAGGTCAAGCTTAGTCCAGTATTATACTTGACTGGAGCTATCAACTAACATACAATAATTGTATGGAAGAAGAAAAAACTTGTCAGTATTGTGGGAAAAAGTTTATCAAAACCCCAAAAGTGTCGAAGAGCAAATGGGAGCGGAGAAAGTTCTGCTCCCAGCTCTGCGGCAATAAAGGCAAAGACAGTTCGCACCTTGAAAAATATTCATTCCAAAAAGGCGTTAGCGCTAATCCTGATACACAATTTAAGACCGAAGATACTATCGGTATAAAGAATTACAAGTGGAAAGGTGACAATGCCAGTTATGCCGCGAAGCACATATGGGTGAAGTACCACTATGGTTCACCACAGCACTGTGATATATGTGGAATTAGTGAAGAACGTATGTATCACTGGGCAAATATCAGTGGCGAGTATAAGCGTGAACGAAGCGACTGGCTAAGGTTATGCGTTCCTTGCCATAAACGAGCAGATTTAAAAAGACGTAAAGAAGATTATAAATAAGAAAGGGCAGTACATGTCTGACAAAATTATCAAAAACGAAGTTAAAGAAGAAATTAAAGAAATACCTATTCAAGAACGACCACGAGACGAACAAATAGTCTATTGGTATCAGAGGGGCAAGGGCTCAATTCAAGACCTGGCCCGAATATTTAATGTAGAAGTTAGTTATGTTTTAGGTCTAATCGGTGAGGGCCATTCCTCTAGCGTTAGTGTACAGGGCGATCTAATAGACGCTGGTGCTGCTGGCCCTGGTGTATCTATGAATTACGGCAAAGACATTAAAATACCATTTGACGTGAGATAATTATGTACGGACGTGGTAACGAATTGCTAAGACTAAACCGCGATAGAAACGACTATTCGTTACCAAGGTTCGTTCGAAATCAAGCGGATAAAGCATATAAAAAGATAGCTGCTCAACTTAAAGACCGTAAGCTCATGAAGCTAAGGTGGCAACTCATTAAAGCTAATAAGGCGCACGATATACAATATGCTGGTAAAATAGAAGTACAAATGCGTATATATCAAGCCGATGATAGGGAAACTGGACTATGAAATACATTGATGACATTAATGCTAAAAGATCACAACTTCAAGAAAAGCAAGAAGATAATGCTAAGATTGAAAAAATAGTTAATGCTGTTAATAATGTCAAGGCCAGTGTTGATAATAACCAATCTAAATTAAACGAATTAAGCTCAAAATCTATCAAAAATGTTGATGATATGGCTAAATTACAAGATAAACACGATAAATTAGTGTCTGATTTGAGTGAATCGTCTAAAAAACAGCAAGACAGCCTTAATAAATTGGTTAAAGAAGTAAAAGATACCCTTGAAACTGTTAAAAACATTAAGCTACCAGATTTTCCAACTCCACATTTTACTGTCCCAGATATAAAACTAACAACCCTAGACACTAGATATGAAAAAACTATCTTTACTCAAACCGCAGATAAAACCATTGGCAACACTACGACCGAAACATCTATTGTCGGAACTGGAGTTGGTTCATTAGCATTACCTGCTAATCTGTTAACCGCTGGTAAAACGCTTAGAATTAAAAT